AAGCAGTGCTGCATACTGTCTCTCTCCGGCCCGCTGCGCTGTAGCAAGCCCCTGCTCTGCTTCTTCCAAGGCCGCATCCGCAGTCTGATCTCGCTGCGCAAGGAGCTGGCTGTACCAGTCTGCGATCAAGTCGCCATAGCTGTCTGTGTTGCTGGCTCCGTAGGCGTTTTTAGAAGCTGTGCCGATGAGCTTTCCCATGTTTCTCCCTCCTTAGTAGCCTGCCAGAAGCATGTTGATATACTGCTGTGCTGTAGCCTGATCCAGGCCCATAGCCTCCAGCATAGCCGCTGAGGGCATCGCCCCAGCTCCCAGAAAGAGCTGCCCCAGCTGCTGGAGATAGGACTTCTCCGACTGCTCCTGCTGCCGCTGGATCTCCGCGTCCTCCCGATCCAGGGCCGTCTGCCACTGATCATTGGCATACCGGTTCTCATCCACCCGGACTGCGTCCTCATAGAGGGCCTGAAATTTCTGCTGATTGGCCTTCAGCAGCGCGTCCGCTTTGTCATATTCCCCCTGCGTCCGCAAGTCCTCGACCTCCCGCAGCGTGTCCGTTGCTAACTTCTGCTGCTGCAAAGCCAGCTGCTGGCGCTGGCGCTGGTAGTCATTCTGTACCGCACCTACCTGTGCAGTCAAAATGCCGCCATACTGGCCATTTGCCCGGCTGACAAGCGCCTGGTTGTCCATGGCATTGTACATATTGGCCGCCAAGCTCTTATCCTGGCTCTGATAGTCTCCCGTTGCGTCCTCATAGCTTCGTAGCGCACTGTTCACCTGCTGATCTGTCTGGTAACCGATGCTGTTTTGCTGCTGCTTTGCGTAGGCGTCGTATTGTGCCGTAATGGCATCGGCATAGCTTTTCGTGTTAGAGGCTGTCGCCTCCTGTTTCTCATCCATATCTGCACACTCCTTTTACACGCCTCCCGCGTAGGCAACGACCCCCACCTTATAGTGGCTCGTCCCGTCCACCTGGTACCTTACGATATACATGCCGTCCACAGTCCCCAGGCAATCACAGCGCTCATAGGCATTCAGGCTGCCGATCTTTACTTTCTTTGCGGTGTCCGCATATACCGGTTCCCTGGTGGAGCCGTTCTTCCAGGTTTTCACTGCCTCGTAGTCCTCCTTTTCGTCGGCGGTCTTTGTTGTGGTGTTCGTTGTCGTGGTGGTCGTTCCACCGAGGAAGCTCTCCGGTGCCGTGTTCACGTCGAACTTCCCGGAGACACCGCTGATCTGATAGCTGGAGCTGTACTGCCAGAGGTCATAGCCGGTAAAGCTCGCCTTGCTGGAATACTGGGCATACCACTGGACGTAGCTCCCCAGCTTGGTAGTGTCCACCATGTTGTTCCGATAGTCCAGATTGTAGTACACGCCGGGTGTATAGCCCGCTGCCTGGATCTGCTCCAGGAATGCCACTGCATGCGCGTTGAAAGCCGTCTTTCCCAGGGTCACCCCCTGCTTTTTGGCGTAGGACACCGTGTCATACTCAAAGTCGAAGAACACCGGCAGGGTGATCTTGTCCTTGTAGGGCTCCAGCAGTTTGATGACAAAGGCCGCCTCGTTTTTTGCCCCGGTCTCATTCAGGGCATAGCTGAAATGGTAGATGCCCACAGGAATGCCCTGACCCAGGGCACCCTCCATGTTGGCCTTGAAATAGTTGTCCGTGTGGGATGTACCGTAGCCGGTCCGGATGATCGCGAACTGGATCCCCGCTGCCTTGATCCTGGCCCAGTCCAGCTGTCCGTTGTGCTCTGATACATCAATGCCGATCACATTTGCCATAAAATTTCCTCCTTTCAATTTTCTCTCGTCCCCGCCGCAGCGGATAGGCTCCTTAGAGAAGGAGCTGTCAGCCGTAAGGCTGACTGAGGATGGACTACCGCAGTACGTTTTACATAGAGTCTTTCTGTAGAAGCAACTGCCTTGCCTCCGGCGGCGTACTTTCTGTCGCTGAACAGAAAGTACGCAAAGAATCAGCCAAAGGCTGCGGCCTTTGGAAACCAAGGGGCGCACGTGTCGTTCATTGTCCGTCTCTGGAACGCTCTTTCGGTAGTCTCCTACTCGCTCGGTCTCAGCCCTCCAGGCTTCGCCGAGATCGTCCAACTGTAGTGGCTCTTATGTCCCGACCGCTCGGAATTGCCCTGCAAGGCGGTGGAACGGGCCAAACCGGCCCCTTTATTCGTCCGGTCTTGCTTTCAAGCATTCACCCTTCATTTTCAAGTAGGGAATATCCCTTACCCCGTTACCTCCGGCAGTCCTGCCACAGAAGTGACCACAGACAGCACGCCTGCCAGCACCGATGCGGACAGCACCGCTGTCCAGTTTACCTCCGTCAGCAGGGCACTTGTGCCTACTGTGGCCAGAAAGGTCTGTGCCACGGTTTTCAGGGCACGGATCCCTGCTGCCTTCATCCACTGTTTACTCATGTTTCTGTACCTCCTCTAAATCACCTAACCTGTGATTGATGACCTTGATCTGTTCCTCTACTACCGGCATACGCCGGGCAAAGCCATTGTGTTCCCGCACTTCCCGGGTCAGTTCCTCGATTTTGGTGTCGGTGACCGCCTGGGCTGTGGCAATGCTCGCATCTGTCCTGCGACTGGCAGCCAGATTGGAGATCACCACCCCCACAAGGCTCAGGCCACCGGTAATAATTGCTGCGAGGATCGCTTCCATTTTCCAATCACCTGCCTTCTCTCATGATTACTAGTCATCGCCATGAGCATGCCCGCCTGAGCTGGATCCGCCTGAGCTGGATCCTCCTGAGACAGTAATCGTCTGTTCTGCTGTCCGGGTCACCCAGCCCTCTGTGTACAAAATGGTGACCTGCGTTACATCTTCGGTCAGCGGTCCAGCCGGTGCCCAGGCGTAGCCTGTTCCCTCTGTTGTCGTAGTCGTCCCTGGGTCCACGATACCTGGGTCCACAATAATCGCCCCAGTACCTGGGCCCACAATAAGTTCACCTGAGCCGGAGTCCCCTGAGCTCCCTGTTATCTGAGCCCTGGTCCCATCTGTGTAGATTGCTGTAACGACCATGCCAGTGGGACTAAAGACGCTACCGGACGTATACGTCGTTTGGGTCGGAGGCGTGGAGATTTCAATGGTCGAAAGCCATTTCGTGCCGCAGCTCATGTTTAATGTACTTCCCATTTAACTCACCTGAAATCTGATGATCTTCGCCGTCAAAGCAGTGTCCGGCGTAGAAAAGCAGTAGAAGGTCAACTGCCCATCTGTGGTCACATTCCCGGCCCGCACCCCATTGGCATTGTAGTTTACATAGCTGTCCGGGTCTGGTGCCACCACGTAGGCATAGCCACTGGCGATCAGACTGCTATTTGTGACCGTTTGGCTCAGGCTGCTATTTGTGACCGTTTGGCTCAGGCTGCTCCAGCCGCTTACCGACAGGGATACGGTGATCTCCGTGCTCTTCACCGGATCGCCCTTGTCACCTTTCTCGCCCTTTTCGCCCTGAGGACCAGTGTCGCCGGTATCTCCTTTGGGTCCCTGGGGCCCGATCTCACCGGTATCTCCCTTTGGCCCCTGAGGACCGGTGTCACCAGTGTCACCCTTTTCACCTTGGGGACCGGTCTCACCGGTGTCGCCCTTTTGCCCCTGGGGACCGGTCTCACCGGTGTCGCCCTTGTCACCTTTTTCTCCCTGAGGGCCTTGGATGCCCTGAATACCTTGGATGCCCTGGGGTCCAGTCGCTCCGGTGTCACCTTTTTCTCCCTGGGGACCTACCAGTCCAGCAAGCTGCTCCTGGGTAAAATCCTCATAGGTGAAGGCGTCACCCTTTTCACCGGTATCGCCCTTGGGGCCCTGGGGTCCAGTCGCTCCGGTGTCACCCTTTTCTCCCTTTTCGCCCTGGGGCCCTACCAGTCCAGCAAGCTGCTCCTGGGTAAAATCCGCGTAGGTAAAGGCGTCGCCCTTGTCCCCGGTGTCGCCCTTGGGACCTTGCGCTCCGGTATTGCCCTTTTCGCCCTTTTCTCCCTGGGGCCCTGTATCTCCGGTATCCCCCTTCTCCCCCTGAGGCCCCGTGTCACCGGTATCCCCTTTGGGTCCTTGGAGGCCAGTCGCTCCAGTATCTCCCTTTGGTCCCTGGGGGCCGGTTGCTCCAGTATCGCCCTTAGGCCCCTGGGGGCCGGTCTCACCGGTGTCGCCTTTTTCTCCCTGAGGGCCCTGAATACCTTGGATGCCCTGGGGGCCAGTCGCTCCGGTGTCACCCTTTTCGCCCTGAGGGCCTTGGATGCCCTGAGGGCCCACCAGGCCGGCAAGCTGCTCCTGGGTAAAATCCTCATAGGTGAAGGCGTCGCCCTTTTCCCCGGTGTCGCCCTTGGGCCCCTGAGGGCCGGTCTCGCCGGTATCTCCCTTCTCGCCCTGGGGTCCGGTTGCACCAGTATTGCCCTTAGGCCCCTGGGGGCCAGTGGCGCCGGTGTCTCCTTTTTCTCCCTGAGGACCGGTCGCGCCAGTTTCACCCTTTTCTCCCTGAGGACCGGTTGCACCAGTGTCACCCTTGGGTCCTTGGAGGCCAGTGGCGCCGGTGTCACCCTTTTCGCCCTGAGGGCCAGTCTCACCGGTATCTCCCTTTGGCCCTTGGGGACCGGTCTCGCCGGTGTCGCCCTTTTCGCCCTGAGGGCCTTGGATTCCCTGGGGGCCTACCAGTCCGGCAAGCTGCTCCTGGGTAAAATCCGCATAGGTGAAGGCGTCGCCCTTGTCACCGGTGTCGCCCTTTGGTCCCTGGGGGCCGGTTGCACCGGTGTCGCCCTTGTCCCCCTTGTCACCTTTTTCACCTTGAATGCCTTGGATGCCCTGGATACCCTGAGGGCCAGTGGCGCCGGTGTCGCCCTTCTCCCCTTGGATGCCCTGGGGTCCGGTGTCACCCTTGTCTCCCTTTTCGCCCTGGGGGCCGGTCTCACCGGTATCTCCCTTGGGTCCCTGGGGGCCAGTGTCACCTTTGTCGCCCTTGGCGCCCTGGAGCGGACCGTTGTTCACCCAGCCTGTGTTTGCGTCATAGATGTAGATGTCATAGGGCTCCGCGGTGCCTACACCGTAGGCGTCGCC